ATGAAAGTCCAGATGGTGGACTAACTACCTATGCTCGCGAAGAAGGATCCACAGAACGAGTAATGATTGGACAAAGCTGGCAAGCCAAAGAATTGATCGAACAGCGTATGTGGACAGACATATACCAGCACAGAAATCGAAATACTGCTTTAAAACGCTCGGTGGAAGAATGTATAATTATATATAAGCTATCGAAGGATTACAACAATGGCATTTAACGCAAAACAATTTAAGCAAAAGAAAAAACGAGCAGTAGATCCAAATGCGCCGCCACGCCCTAACTTGCTGTCACAGGATAAAAAACTCAGAGAGCAAACAGAGGCGTTTGAGCGCCTAATTGGAGTAGTAGAACGTCAGCAAACTGAAATTGAAAGTCTACGTATGAAATATCTACAGATGCAACAAAGCGTTGATCAGATTATTGGCCTACTAAGTAGAAATAAATGATTATTAAAAATAAAGCAATTGAAAAATTGCTTGATGAGAATAAAAGTTTTTGCCTGCACCCATTTGCTACATTGCTAGTACTAAATGGGCAGATTACCCCATGCTGTTATACATTAGATCCAGTGGTATCAGCTGACAAATTTATCTCATGGAATCAAACAGCAGAGTGTGTTGAGTTTAGAAATAACCTGCTTAAAGGACAACCTGTAAAACAATGCGCAGGTTGTTATTCTAAAGAATCAACACTGGGTACTAGTCCTAGAATAGAAGAAACTCTACGTTTGGCTAGAGAACTTAAAATAACTAATATTACACAGGTTTCACGGATCACCAAACCTAAGTATTATCAGATTAGGGCGAACAATCTATGCAACCTTAAGTGTAGAATGTGTATTCCGTTAAACAGTAATCTCATTAAACAAGAATATATTAAACTAGGACTACACGACCCCGCAGTTGAGTTTGAATACACTGGATTTGAATTAGTTGATATTGACACAGTTGAAGAATTGTTTGTTGCTGGTGGTGAACCTCTGATACAAAAAGAGTTTGTTGAATTTCTTGAACAGTGTGTGGCCTTAGAAAAAACACAGTACCATTTGGTTGTAAACACCAATGCTGTTAGCTACAACCAAAAAATATTTAATCTACTAAGCCAATTTAGTAATCTACATTTACAATTTAGTCTTGATGGATTTGGTCCAGCCAATGACTATATTAGATGGCCTAGTAAATGGGGCAAAGTCATACACAACATAAAAGAATTGGCTGTCATAGCTAAAAGTATATCGTTTAACGTAACAGTGTCAATATATAACATTTTTGGATTGTATGAATTGTTGAAGTTCTTAGAAGAAAACTTCCCAAGCTATCCAAATTGCCTGCTTAGTTTAAGTCTAGTTCATTCTGAGAATGATATGCTATCCAGTGATCTATATCCAAACAAACAGCAGGTAAAAGAGAACTTGTCAAAGTGCAAGGAACTACATCACTACAGTGTTGATCCTGCTTTTAGATCGATGATTGATAAATTAATAGAAAGCGCAGAAACAACAACCAACGTTAATTTAGTAAGACTAAAGAAATTTTTTGAATTTAACGATTTATTAGATCAGAGCCGAGCAGTACAGTTAAATGATTATCTACCAGAGCTTGACAAATTTAGACATATGGTGTTACAATAAACAATGGCACAAAATAACGACCCACTATACATTGGTAATGAAATGGCTGCATACGATCGCAAGGATCGTGCGTACTATGACAACTTTACAGATGAAGATCGTAAAAAGTTCTCAACATATCTAATGTTGAAATACGGTGCTAATGTCAGTGGCAGCAAAGACTTACAAGCCTACTATTTAATGGCTACCAATGAGCGTGTAAACAAACATTTCTTTGAATTGGGCAGTAAGCATACTAAACTACAATGGTTAACCTGTACGAGTGTAAGCCCACAGATGGGTAACCAATTTCATTATTGGTTAAAAGGTAAAAAGAAAGAGGGAGATAACAAAAGTCAGAAGTTCTTGGCCAAGTTATATCCTACGATGAAATCTGATGAAATAGACCTAATGGCAAAAATCAATGATAAACGAGATATTGCAGACATGGCACGAAACCTCGGACTTGATGACAAATCAATTAAAGCCGAGCTATAAGTGTCGATATTGTGAGAAAGAATTCCGCAAGGAGTCGAGCCTTGTAGTGCATCTCTGCGAAGAAAAACGACGTTGGCAGGAAGAAAAAGAAACTGGAGTTCAGTTTGGACTCCAGGCATACCTACGTTTCTATGAACTAACACAGGGTTCAGCAAAGATGAAGTCATACACGGACTTTGTTGCTAGTCCTTACTATCGTGCCTTTGTCAAGTTTGGTCGCCACATGGTAGGCATCCGTGCTGTCAATCCTAAGATGTTTATTGATTGGGTAATCAAAGAAAACAAGAAACTTGATCATTGGTGTCATGAGAAGGTATACTTAGAATACTTAAAAGGTTATATGCGTAAGGAAGCAGTTCAAGATGCACTTGAACGTGCCCTAAGGGAGATGCAGGATTATGCAGATGAGCATGGAGAATTTAAAAATGGATTTAGTGATTATTTTAGGTTTGGCAATCCTAATCGCGTGTGTCATCACATCGCTAATGGTAGGGTTAGTCCTTGGATTGTTTTTAATTGCGATACCGGTGTTGACTTTCTTGATGCTCTTAATGATGATCAAATTGGTCTTATTCTTCCTTGGATAGATCCAGAATATTGGCAACGAAAATTCCAAGATTATGTGGCAGACACTGAATGGGTCAAACAGATATTAAAGGAAGCCGGACTTTGAAATTTCAATCAGACATTGACATAGACTTTGCGGATCGTCAACAGGTACTTGACTTGTTAAACGTCACGCCAGCTAGTATCATGCGCGATGGTAAATTAGTTAAACACAACACGGGCGTATATGCCACAGACATACCCGTAGATCCTTTTGTGGGCTCAGCAAGTTTAGATTATAACGTTGCCGAGGATCGCGGCTATATGAAACTAGATTTATTAAATGTTCATGTGTACAAACAAGTCAAAGATGAAACACATTTGATCAAGCTCATGCAAGAACCTGATTGGACTAAATTATATGATCCTGCGATATGTAGTCAACTAATTCACATCAACAATCACTATGATACCTTGCTTAAGATGCCTGAGCCCGTAGACAGTATTCCTAGACTAGCTATGTTCCTAGCAGTGATACGTCCAGGTAAAAGACATCTAATAGGTTATACGTGGAAAGATGTTGCGGCTACTGTTTGGGACAAGGTTGAGGGTGAATATAGTTTTAAGAAAGCACATGCGATTGCCTATGCTCAATTGGTATCGGTAAATCTTAATTTATTAAATGACCATTCTCTATAGTAACGGTTGCAGTTATACTGCTAACATGGTATTAGATCTCGAACAAAGATATCCTTATCTATTAGGTAAGAAATTAAATTGGAAATTAAAGCCCGCGGCTATTGCAGGCAGCTGCAATAAAAGAATTATCAGGGCAACGTATAGAGATTGCTTAAACTTGCAAAAAGAAGATGATATTTTTGTTTTGTTGCAGTTAACTCATTTACATAGGACTGAGTATGCAGGAACCCGAACAAAAGACAACCAATGGAAATATTCCTTCAAAGAAGAATTGTTTGAATACGACAAATTTGAAAGTGTAAAACCAAATGCAATTGATATTCCGCCTACTGTTAGAAAATGGGCAGACATAGGATTTACATTACATGATGAATTAGCTGAATTTAATAGAATTTGTTCTGAATTAATTGGACTTACATCATTCTTTAAACAGCACAATATAAATTATTTAATTTATACAGGCCCTAAAATAGAATTGAGTAGTAATATATTAAAAAATGATACATTGTATCAATATTTAAAAAATGATATGAGAATATTAGATCTATTAGAATTTAATATGTTAGAATTAACTGGTAAGCAAGCACATCCAAACAAGGATGGCATGATTTTAATTGCTGATTATTTTTATAGTTTATTAAGTTAACCTACTTTGCGAACCAGCGTAATACTACGACGCTTGGATCTTTTATTTGATATTTCTTTGAGGCTTATATAAGGCCCGTGTTTTATTTCTACGTCTTTGCTGTTGAATGTCTTTAAACAAACTCTAAACTCCACCCAATCCTGCTTTAAAAACACGTTGATAGGCACTAGTCTATTACTTTCCCACCACCATTGATCCGCTAGTTCTAAGTATGCTGTCTTCTGTGCTAGAGTGCGTAGAGCCGCATAATCATAGATAGTAGTGATGATTTCGTCTGAATTTTGGATGATACCGATATAATCATTACCGCCATAGGTTATATAGCTGATAAACG